CTGCTTTTTATCTACTGTATTTGGCTCAGTATTTACCCATGAATAAGTGGATGAAGTATATTTTAACCATTTCTCGCTTCCAGCATCATTATAAGCTCGTATAGTCCATCTTATATTTCCGTATAGATAGTCATAAGTAGTGTTATAATGAATAAAATCCAAATCACATTGAACTCTAAACTCAGTTGCGGTAGCCAAATCAATCATGCTTCCTTGAGCAACTGGAGAAGAAGATTGTCCAGCTGTTGATGTGAATGATGCTGGTACATACTCAGGAAAACCACCGAAATAATTTGTATCTCCCCCATATACTAAAGTCGCATTGACTTCTTGGATTCGTGGATAGTGAGTATATTTTGTTCCTTTTAAAGCTACAATTCCCTCTGGTATTCCATCTGTTAAATTTGAATTTATCTCAAGTTCATATCTTGCTAATTGCAATTCTCCCATATAATTAAATCCCCCTACATCTGCTGCTGCATAAGTGTATCTTCTTGTCATTATATTAACTGGAGCTGCTAAGTTTCCACTTTCTGCGGTAGTATATCCATCTATCTGGATAATATAAAAACAATGATTCCAATATACCAATCGACATCCCCATGATTTTAAGACTTCTTTTAAAGCATCATAACAATTAATCACAGAATAAACACCAGAACTATCAAAACTCCAAGTCCAGCTCATTTTTCCAGTTGTATTTTTCAGGGGATCAGTATTTACAGCAATAGCTGGATGTCCTTGATTATACCAATTTACAGAGCTTGAATATTCCCAACTCTCAGAAGCTCCTTCGGCAGTCGTTGCCATGTAGGTTCTTCTTAATAAGTTTCTTATCCAATAATCAAAAGTAGCTGGGCCATAATTTACATCTCCACTCCCATAAGGTAAAGTGGCTGGAGAACCAGCTAACCAATCATCAACATTAGTCCAATCCTCATCTTTTAATAAAGAAAGTCCATCTGTTGCTGTAATTTCTATATCAAAAGGATAACCAACATCTTCTCTAAATGATAAGTCCATTAATACAAATCCACTCCATAGAGGAGGGGTTGATGCATAAGTTGATGAAGTAGCTTGATATAAATGAATGTAAACTTGTCTCTCTTGCCATACCTCATAGAGTTTATCTAATAAGTTTGTTTCATACCACGCATTAGTAATAATAAGAGGCATTTTTAATGTAGATGATAATATTGGATTATATCTATCTTCTGAATCTGTATCGTAATTTATTACTGGGCCACCCTCTCCCACTTTCAGCTCAAATGTTGAGCCTCCATGTGTTGAATCAAAATCTTCAATCCAAATTTCAAAATAATAATCAGTTAGATTATAACTTTGATAGCTTCCGTAAAATGCTTTATTTAAAGCCATTAATATCCTCTGTTTCTGTTAATTCCAGTTTTGCTGTTTGTTAGCCATATATCGTTTCCGCTTATTCTTCCAAATACTTCCACTTGTTGAACACCTCCTCCCATCAGGCTTTTTAACTTATCAAGAGGAGCAACAATTTCCGGATTTGTATTTGCTCCAGCATACTCTCCCATCAATCCAACAGTTGGCCCACTAATAATCCCCCCATCTGCAAAGGAAGGAATTAAACTATTAAGAGCAGTTCTTGCAAGTCCAGCAGCAGCTCCAGCAAGAGCTGGAATTAAAAATACTGAGCCTGGAAATGGAGGGATTGAGCTAAGAGCTTTTGTGACAGCTGTTGCCACCCCCTCAGCAATTAAAGCTCCGATTATATCTCTGATTGTGTTTTTAACTACCTTTCCATAGTCCTCAAAAGAAGAAGCTCCTTGCATTAATGTTTGTTTAGCTTGTTGAGCATATTCCATTAATACTTTTTTTGTAATCCCAAATTTCTCTGCTAACATCTCCATCACAGAAGCTGTTCCTTCCATTGACTCTTGAGCAGCTAATTGGTCAGTAATAAAGTCCTTACCAAACATTCCAAAGCCTCCAGTTTGTTTTTCAGGCTTATCTGTTTTTGTAGTTGGTTTTCCTCCTCCTCCTGAACCTCCTCCTAATTCAAAAGGATTGCCTAAAAGCCCTAAAGCCTCAGCCAATTCTGTTGCTTGGTTTTTCATTGCATCTGCAAAACTTCCGAACTCATTTTCATATTCAACAGTTTCATCCTTTAAACTATCAAGACCTTCTCTCATCATTTCAAATGGATCAGGAATAGGATTCCCTCCTAAATAGGTAATCAATCCATTTACCGATTCAATAAGCATAGCAATCGGATTGAACTTTATTACCCATCCAACAGCTGTTAATAAAGCATTTCGCCACCATGACCAATCACTTAATCTCTCTTTAAATGCTTCCCAGTTTTCTCTAACATAAGCAAAACCAACAGCAAAGGCAGATATTGCTGCAACAGCTAATCCAACTGGAGTTAGTAAAGCAGAAAAGGCAACTGTTAAACTTCCAATAACTGAAACAATAGGGCCAATAGAAGCAGCAACTAAAGCCATAGTAGTGATAAGATTTTTCATGTCTTGGTCTAAAGAACTCCACCAATTCATAGCTCCTTGTAATTTTTCAAGTCCTTTTAATACTAAAGGCATAACTTGATTACCAATATCTATTAATACAAGTTTAACTTGATTCAGAGCTTTTTGGAATTTAAAACCAGCATCAGTTCCTAAAATATCAAAACCTTCTGCAACATTCCCCATTGAGTTGTTCATTCCATCAAGAACATCAGTATAAGTTTCTGATTGTAGTCCCATTGTAGAAAGAGCAGCTGTTACAGCTTTTGATGAGCCGAACATTTTTAAAAGCATATCATCTGTGCCTTCAAGTTCTGTGAATAAGAATTGAAGTGTCCCCATTAAAGATTCATCTAACATTGCAGCTAAATCTCCATAAGACATTCCAAGTGTGTCTAATATTTCAACTTGTTCAGCTGATGGATTCAGGAGTTTCATCATTAATTGATTCAAGCCAGTCAATGTAGAAGCAGCATCTCCAGATAACTTAGACATAGTAGCAGCAGCAGCTCCTAATTCCTCGAACTCAATACCAGCAGCAGCAGCTGTTGGAATAACTCTACCAAGTCTGGACATAAACTCTCCAGCCTCAAATTTTCCTTGTTTTAATGTTTCATGTAATAAATCTCCAGCTCTTGCAGCATCCATTCCATCTGACTCATAAGCCTTCATGACAGATGTCAAAGCCGAACCAATATCAGTCATGTCTCCCATTCCCATTGCGGCAGCCTTTGCTGAAACAGCTAAGGCATCAATCGCTTCTTGTCCTGATAATCCAGCAGATGTAATAAAGAATAATCCTTCTGCTAATTGGTCGGCAGCAATACCAGTAGTTGATGATAATGACAGAACATCTTTCTCATAAGATTTTAATTCCTCAGCACTTGCTCCAACAAGAGTTCTTATTTTTGTCATTGATGAACCAAAGTCAGCTGCCATTTTAATTCCAGCTGCTCCAATTCCAAGAATAGGCATTGTGATATTAGTAGTCAATGAGCTACCAATGTTTTTCATAGTTTTTCCGAATCTTCTAACTTTGGTCTGAGCTTTTTTCATAGCTCTATCAAAGCCTTGCATATTAGCTCCGAAATTAAATGTTAAATAACCAATCGCCTTATTTGCCATGTTCTTCCATCTTTTTAATGTATTCTGCTCTTGCCTTTAATTTTTCAAAATCAACCTCACTTTTTTTCTTATCCCAGTCAAACTCAATTAAGTCTTTTGGTTTTAGAGTTTTCGCTTTTGGCAACTGAATGTTGAGTAAATAAGTAGTTTGCCATCTTATCCTTTCCCATTCTTGTTTTTGCCTTTGGTTTTCCAACTCATAAAACCCATCCATCTTAATCCAAAAGTGCTTAGGCAAATAATCATAAAACTCCTCAACTCCCATTCCTAACTGCCCAAGCGCTATGCTTTCCAATTCACGCCAACTAAAAGATTTTTTTATTTCTTCTTGTTGGCCTTCTGCTTTTTTTCCTTACCTCCCATTTGCTCTGACAAAACCTCCATACATCTTCCGATTGAATCAAAGTCCTCATCAATTAAGTCAGCCAAATCATCAATCGTTAATTCGCAATGTTGTTTCGCTGCCCTATACCCATCTTCAATTCCACAATGGATTAAAGTTAAAGCTCCATCTAAACTCATTTCTTGTCCCAGTTTGTCCAAGTCTTGCAGACTTGTATCTGTTTTTGCACTATATTTTCTAAGTGCATTAAAACCAAATTTGATAGGATGTTTTTGTTGTCCTATTTCTACAAATGTATATTTCTTCATTTTGTTTGTTTTTTAAAAAGGTTTGCGAGGGAGCAAAACAAACTAAACAAGATTGCTCCCCCACTCTCCTTAAGTTATTACTAAGATATTGTCTGAGTTAATCCTCCAGTCCCTTCAAGACTAATTGAATAAGTAGCTGTATCTTCTGTTCCCCCAGTAAAAGAAACGCTTGTTAAAAAAGCACTCCCTTCATAATAAGTGTCGCCAGTAGCTCCTCCAGTATCTCCGAATCTTATTGTAAACGCTTCTCTTGTATTTGAGCCAGCATCTAATAAGTATTTAAGAAATAAGTCATCAGCTCCATCTGCTATTGCAGCTCCAGCTGGATTAGTCCAAGCATAAGCTCCATCCATATCCACACTCCATTCTCTCAATCCCTCTAAAGACTCTTTAAAGCCTCCAGACTGTTTGTTTGTGATATCCCTTGTACTCATTGAAAAATTTAATGTTCCACTCTGAGCATAAGCTATCAAATCATTTGTTGAACCATCATAAACTCTGATGTCCGTTCCATTTAATATTGCCATTTTTTTACTTTTTTATTAATTAATATTTATTCTTTTTTTTTCTTTTTTTTCTTTTCCTTCTTTGGTTCTACTATTTTCTCAATACATTCAAGCTCAATTAATTCATCTAATTCACTTTGTATTGTAATAATAACATTTACTCCTTTTGGAAATGTCTTACCATGTCTTTGAGAAAACCATTCTTTCAATAATGTATATTCCATTTTCTTTTTTTTTAAATATCTAATTTTACACTACACATCCCTTTAATATTACTCAAAGAGCTTTCAGATGTTAATTTTATTATTGCTTGTGTATCATTAGAAAAGTTTGTACTAATATTGTCAAAACAGACTTCGCTGTCTGTTCTTATGTTTGCTTCTGTTATATCTAAATTGTTGCAGTTTGTTTTTAATTGAACACTCCATAATGAGTCAGATGGAACATTGTTTCCAGAATCTACTCTAACTCCAAGAGAGCTAATGCTTATGCCATTAGTAGCTTTGTTGAATAGCTCTATCTCAACTGAGTTTCCAGTTAAGTTAAAATCATGTATATGTATTTCTGTTGCCAAATCTCTATATCTAAAAATCATGTATTTACTATTCTCACATCAAAATCTAAAGCCTTACGAAAAACTCCCTTTCCATTTGTTGCTGAATTATCATAAGAATCAACATCAAAGAAATCATTATATCCATCATACTTAATAGATTGAACCACTACTCCATTAAAAGTCCCACTCTTTCTATCTAAGGCAGTTCTCACTTTATCAGCCAAATCACAGGCCTCTGAATAAGTTTCAGAATAACAGCTTATCATAACTGCTGTCGTGTCTAAACTTGAAACTCCTTGCTTGTAATCAGTTGGGGTTTGCCCAGTAACATCATAAATCACAAAAGGAAAAGCAGTCTCTACTCTTGCAACCATAGGAAAAATCCTTGTTGAAGTCAAAGCTGTAACGTTTGAATCGTTGCTTAAAATGTTAAATATTGCTTTCCCTACATCCATAATTAATATCCTAATCCATATTTTTTTAATCTTCTCTCATGTATCTTTAAGGCTCTTTCAAAGATAACCTGAGCATCTTTCATTCCATTTACTAAAACCATTTTGTGGTCTGAATCCCAAGCCTTCTTCATAAATGGCTGGTCTTTTTTTCCATAACCTTTTCCTCCGAATTTCACTTCACTTCCATACTCAACCCAAGCTCCATAAAATCCTGACTTTGTATATTGTTTCACTCCTTTTAATTTTTTACCAGTTGAGGTTTCAGTTTGTTTTGTTGCAAAAGAACCTTTTACTCTTGGGCCAACATATCCTCCATGATATCTTTTACTGGCTTTTGTTCTGAAATATCCTATACTTTTTGCAAGTTGCCCACTCCCTTTTAATTGTTTAGCATTAGCTTGAGCAGCCTTAACTAAAGGCTTTGACACTCTCCTCCAAAATTTATTCCATACTGAATCTTGAGAAACTTGCTTAGGTAGTTGCCTAAACATCAAATCAATATCAGTTAGATTTTTAGTGTCTATCTCAACCCATGACTTTGCAGCTTGTCTTGATTGACCATCAATATTTGGTATTATAGCCATTATTCTTTTTGTTCAGTTTCCAGTTCTAAAAAACCATCTCTCCCATCAATTTCATTTATTACGTTTATATAGTAATATTTAGGCACTCCTCTATCTCTATATTGAACTCTCATTGATTCATTAATAGTATCAACAGTTGAGCCATAATTTCTTATAGTAAAAATAACTTTGCTTGTTGCTGTAACTCTTTCTGCAATATCCTTTGTGCTTCCTCCTTTAAAATTTACATTAGCCCACACTGTGATTAATGCACTCCATGTCTTAATCGCTTCTCCATAAGCATCAGCTTCGGCAGTAAAAGTTTGAATAGTTATTCTTCTATCTAATTCTCCTATCTGCATACTTGAACTTTATATTGGTCTAATAAATATTTTGCTCCCATAGGAATCTCAGTTGCTATTCTACCAACTACCACCTCTTGTCTGTTTTGATACCAATGTCCGATAGTTAAATATACAGCTTGTATAATTGCATAAGGAACATCAGTTGTTGCTGTCCCATAACCAACCTTATATTTTACTAAAACAGCATCTTCTCTGTCTGCCACATCTGGATAAGATTGGTCTACTTTAAGCATAAGAGTTGATGGCTCGATTGCTGGTGTTACTTGATAAACAGATGTTGATAATGTTTGCTGAGTATTATCAGTATCATAATATTTTACATGAGTTATGTCTGCAACTGGACTTTTGAAAAGATTTCTAATGTCTGCAAAAGTTGTTCCATATTGCTCAAGCGTTGTTTCTAAAAAGAATCTATTTGTGTAGTCTTGAGCAGATTCAGTAGCTGCTTTCACTAATGAATTAATGACATCATCATCATCAGTAATATCAACTTTTAAAAATAGCTTTGCATCTGCTGTTGATATTAATTGTGTAGTGTTTGCAACTAAAACTTTATATGCTCTCATTTTCTTTTATATTTTTTTAAAAAAAAGGGATGGCAGCCATTCTACCACCCCTTTTCTGAATTAAGTATTTTACTATGCTTCCACGTTTTTCTGGAATGTAGTAGCTTGTACAGCACCAGCATCAACAAGAGATGTTAGTACATAACGAGGCTCACCAGTTCCAGCTCCAGAATAGATGTCATAAATTACATCAAGACCTCCAAACTGAGCAATGTGTACTTTAGAGAAATCTCCAAATAAAGCAGCAGTTTTTGAAGCAGTACCTCCAGAGTTTAAGTTAGATGTTACAAATGAGAAATATCCATTTAATCTCTTATCAGCATGGTCATATAAAGCTGAAACATTAGAAACTTGAACTAAAGATTTCACATCAGCGTAAGCAGCTGGATTAAGAATGTATGCCATTCTTGCTCCTTCTAATTGAACATCAGCAGCCAATAAATCAGTTTCCATTAATTCAACGTTAGCAGTTGATATTACAGATGTAGCAACAGAAGTTGCATCAGCCAATAAAGAAGTTGGAGCATTAGATACATCAGAAGCTGCTAAGAATGCAGATTCCATTGTAGAAGCAACTGACATAGCCATGTTTCTTCTTAATGCAGCTTCAATAGAAGCGTTTTGAGTAACAGCCTCAGCTGATACATTTACTATTGAGATACATTTCTTTGGGCTTAACGTTAAAGATGTTGCAGTTCCATTTGCAGCTGGAGCTGATCCACCAGTTTCAGCAACGAACCCTGAATTGATACTTGAGAATACTGGGAATTTCATGTTGTTAATTCCTGAGTAGAAGTTACTTCCGGCAGAACTCAACACGAGATTTGCTTCTAATTGGTCAGTCCAAGCCATTGTTGAAGTTTCATTTGCAGCAGAAGTTGCAATAGCAGCTCTTGTTAATATAGAAGATGGTATCCCTATTCCTTTATAAGATTGGCCAGTATATCTTGACTCATTTCTTGCTTCTTCATCCATTTCTTTTACAAGTCCAGAAATTCTACCATTAGCAGCTTGTGCTAAAGCATCTTGGAAAGAATAATCTCTAACTTCTTTATCTACTTTTGTAGCTGTAACTCCAGACACAACAGCAGCATTTCGCTTGATTGTTTCCATTTTTTCAGCTCTTTCAATCTTAGCATCAAGATTATCAACCTCTGTCAATAATCCATCAACTTGTTCATTTTCTTCTTGCGTTAAATCTCTTTCTTCAGTAGAAGCAACATCTTTGATGTTTTCTAAAGAATCAATAATGTCTGAACGCATTTCTTTTAATTCTATTGATGTTTTCATTTTTATTTTTTTTATTTATTATTTTCTCTTTTTTAATTCTATCTTCAATGAAACAAGAGAACGCTTCACTAAATCTTTTTCTTCATTTTCTTTTTCTACTTTTTCCTTATAAGTAGCTAAACCTCTTTGAGCAACGATTAAATCATTTGCCTCTGGATAAGCTGGATAAGTCACTGGAGATACATCATAAAGCCTTTCAATCTTTTTGATTGTTCTTATGTTGTTGCCATCCTCATCAGTAGTCCAGTCATCTTCTGCCACAGTAAAAGCAAAAGAGCTTTGAGTTATATCTCCTCTTTGCATAGAGACAACTAAGTCTTTTCCATAAGAAGTTTGCGGTACATCAAACTCATATCTTAATCCTTTATCATCTGCATTAAGTCTTAATGTCCCTGATGTTGTTCTTCCTAAGATTAAATTTTGATCATGATTAATTAATGCTCTTGTGTCTGACTTTGCAATTAATTCTGATGTGAAAGCTCCAGCTTCAATGTACTCATAAAAATTTCCTAAGTTTTCGCTTCTTGTGTCATACATAGAAGCATGACCAGTTATTATTGTATTCCCTTCTTCCGTTTCTTCGGCTCTGGTTTCTATATTGAATATTCTTTTTTCCATAATGTTATTATATTTTTTATCCCAAATGTTTTTTCTATTCTCTTCAAGTTGCGTATTACATACAGCCAACCTTTGTTTCTCATCTTCAAAGTCCTCTACCATAATATCATCTGACATACATCTGTCAATGAAGTCCTTATCGTTTTCGTATTGATTAGGCTTCGGTAGTGGCATCTTCTCCTATTTTTTCTATTGTTGTCATATTCATTTGCATGAAATGTTTGTCTCCCCCTTCGATTGAATTTAAATTTTCTTTTTGTCTTACTTCGTTTATACTCATGTAGCCATTTGTAATAGCTGTCTTGTATGCTTCATTTCTTGATTTAACATCTCCTCTCAATAAGCCATTCACATTAAACTCAATAAATTTATATCCTAATTCATTAGTTCTGAATAACTTAAGGTTCATCTCATTTTCGATTCTTGTTATATAAGGCATCAAAGTATAAGTAACAAATTCCTGAGATTGCATTTCAATATTATTGAAACTTGACTTTGTTAAATCTTTAAGCATGTGAGGAGGGACATTAAATATACGAGCCACTTCTTCAATTGAGAATTGCCTACTGGCTAAGAACTGAGCTTGTTCTGGAGAAATAGAAATCGGTTTAAATGATAATCCCTCCTCTAATATTATTGTAGAATTACTTTGACTAAGTTTTGCATAACTACTATTGAAAGAATTTTTTAATCTTTGAATTGCTGTCTCACTCAAAGCTCTATCAGTTGAAAGAACTGAACTCGGCTTAGCTCCATTCTTAAAAAATGTGCTTCCAAACTCCTCAACATTTATTCCCCAGTTTATAGCTTTTGCACATTGGTCAATCGGAGAAAGTCCAACAATTCCATCATCTGTTAATGTTTTGAAATGTAAAATGTCAGAACTATCTAAGACACCACCCCCATCAACTTGATAAAACAACTCCCCTTCATTAATGAAAACATCTACAAGAGAAGAATCTATCGGCATTAATTGAACTGGATTACCAGAATTATCTCTCACTATTTGAACATAAGAGTTTCCAGTCATGCAGATTGACATCATGACATATTCAAAAAATGTGATTTTATTTTGATAATTATTCGGCTTGTATTTTATTAGATTGTAAATCCTATCATTTACAGCCTCCACTTTATCGCCATTTGCTTCTTTAGTATATACCCCACAAGGTAAAGATGAAACGCTTTCTGATAATAAGCGAACTGCACACCATACTGAGCTTAAGGTCAATGCCTTATCGCTGTCATAAACATTCGCTTCTGGGAATAATGTTTGAAGTCCTATGCTTCTTTGTTCTGTTTGTTCAGGCTTCCCAAATGTAAAGAAGTCCCTGATGTCTGTAATTATGCTCAAATCTTATAAGAATTTTCACAATAATACGACTATCTTTTATTAATGTTATGCAACTTAGTTGCCTTTCTTTAATCTTCTATCTCTGCAATTTCTAAAAGAATTATAATCTGAGTATCTCCTTTGTCTGAAATTTGCTTCATATTCTTTTTCTACTAACTCATAAGCCTCCTTATAAGTTTTTGTTTCAGAAGCAACCTCCCAAAATCTTTGGTCAAATCCTTCTGGGGTTAATAAAGCAATAATTTTTATGTCCATTATAATACTAATAAATCTCTTTCATCATAAACACTTGTGCCATCATCTTCTGAATAGTAACCACCAAGAGCCATAATCAAAGCAACAATAGGGTCAATCCTATCAACTGATTTGCTTTTGTTTGGCTTGATATTCCCAGCTGGGTCTTCTTGAATTGTTATATTTGAAAGACACCAATTGAGACATGGATTGTTATCATGAATAATATTCTTTGCAATTATCTCAACCTCCAAAGATTTCGTTGGCATACTCATGCTAACAAAACCCTGTCCGAATGGGTCAAGATTAGCTCCATCATTTTGAAGGTCAATCACAATTTGTGAAGCATTCCATCTATCATAACAGATAGATTGTATTCTATATTTTTTGCTTAACTCATTTATCTTGGCTCTAATGAAATGATAATCTTGAACATCTCCCTCAGTTCCAAAGACATGGCCATCCCTCAACCATTCTACATAATTAACTCCATCTCTATCACTTCTTTTCTTTGCATTTTCTTTTGGAATAAATATATAAGGCCTAACAATAAACTTTCCATTTACATTGAACACTAAAACGAAAGCACTTAAATCTCTTGTAGAAGCTAAGTCCAAACCACCCCAACACTCTTTGCCCTCTAATGTTGAGTAGTCAAATTCTTTATGACACTCCATCCATTCATCATGTCCAATCCATTTTGTCTGACTCTCTGTCCAGATGTTAAGCATTAATCTTTTGAAAGTGTTTTGATAAGATGGTAACTCAACAGCTCTTTTAGATTCTCTTTCCATGTAATCTTTTCTAAGAGAAATTGCATAATTAGGATTCGCTTTTTTCCATACCTCCTCACTTGTAATATCATCTTCTGCTTCTGCTTCATAGATTACTGGATAAAAACTTTCATCTGAAATACTTTTATCTAAAACTCTCTTTGCGTAATTATATAACTCATAGCATATTGATTGCCTATCATAACCAGCAGTAGTGATTGCAATGGTTAATGGTTCTCTCCTTGCTCCAGTTGATGTTGTTAATGTATCCCATAAATCTCTATTAGGCTGAGTATGTAGCTCATCAAATATAATACAGTTTGCATTGAAACCGTGTTTGGTTTTTGAATCAGAAGAAATAGCTTGGAAAAAATTTCCTTTGCTTTCATTTGTGATTGAGTTTCTAAACACTTTCCCTCGACTACTAAGCTCAACATTATTTGCAATCATTCCTTTTGCAATCTCAAAAACTATACCAGCCTGATTCCTATCTCCAGCAGCAGCGTAAATTTCAGCTCCTCTTTCTCTATCAGCAAAAAGCATATAGATTCCAATAGCTGCACAAAGAGTAGTCTTCCCATTTTTTCTCGGCACTTCAATAAAAACAGTTCTATATTTTCTCAAATCTGTTTCCTTATTTTTCCAGCCAAAGATATTTCCGACTATTTCTTTTTGCCAGTCCTCTAATATAAAACGCTTTCCAGCCAACTCTCCTTTGGTATGAGTAATAAAAGTTTCTATAAAACTGATTGCCTTGTCTGCTGCTTGTTTGTCAAAATAATACATTAATCAAAATAATCTTTTTTGTTGTTTGTGTTGTTCAATTCTTTTCATAGAATTATCATAATTTATTTTATTTAATTCACTACCTATATAATTTATATTATTTTTTAAGCAAACAACAGCAGTCGTACCGCTACCCATAAAGCTATCATATACTATATAATCTGGTTTGGAAGCAATTTTTAATATTCTTTCTACTAAGGCTTTTGGCATTTGAGTAGGATGTATTCTTTCGCTGCTCTTTATATTGTGAGGAACATACCATACTGAACTTAATGGATCATGTATGCCACAATTTTCATTTAAATAAATATCATCTCCTTTACTCAAATGATAAATTATTTCATAATCTAAATGAAATCTTTTTTTTGTACTATCAAAACTTCCAGCATATTTCCATATAATAAAACTTTTAAATTTTAATTTTTTAAAACTATCAACAAACTCAATCCAATGCGGAGTGTTTAAAGTTTTATTAAATGTTTTACTTTTTATATTAAAAAAAATCTGTCCAGTTGGTTTTAAAATTCTTTCAAACTCGTTAAATAATTTTTCTAAATAATCAGAATAAAATTTTAAAAATAAAATGTCTTTGCTTTTTGCTCCATATCCAGCACCATTAACATCCTCATAGGGAGGACTCGTAATTATTAAATCAATATAGTTGTTTGGCATTTTTGCCATTGTTATCAAATTATCCTCATTGTATATTTTATTTAATTCCATTAGTCAAAGTAATTATTTATTTGTGTATTGTTTGTTATCTTAGGAGCTGAAATAGAAGCTCTTGCAACTGGGGTTAATCCAAATTGTGTAGCCAGTTTCATTGCATTATTCAAAGCATCATTTTTAATTTTAAGATAAGGCTTGGCTTGACTTCTAACTAAATCTCCATTAGTGTTTCTGAAATTATCAACTCTCCCATTTTTTCTCAGTTCAATTTCACATTCAATATATAAAGCAATCTCATTGCAGTATGCCTCAACCAATCTAAGATCAACTATATGCAACATCTGTAAATTAAAAAGCTGGGTTGTAACTTTCACCCATTCCTCTTTTCCAATTTTACTTAATAAGGGAGGAGCTTCTGGTAAAGTTGAACACAAATCAACTTTCATTTCATTATCAACCATCCTTGATGGAGCAGATGTTTTCTGCATTTCTTTTATCTTGCTCGGAAGTTTCTTTCTGCCTTTTGCCATCTATTTTTTTCTTAGTGTTGGTTCAGTCCTTATTAAACAAGGGAAGCCATCAAATTGTTTTTTTACCTCTTGCATGTAATTTCCGCATTTACACTTCGCTTCTCTTGTTCGAATTTTTCCATCAACAATTTCTAAAGTTGCTTTGTTTAAAATTTTTTGTTCATGACATTTATTACATTGATATATCATCATATTATTGGTTTTAGTTTGAACTTAAACTGTATCGATACCTATATCTCCAATTTTGCATATAAAATATCGATATA